ATACTGGTCTGTAGTGCCAGAGGTTATTCCCGTGCCCCCTTGCGCTACACCAACAGTATCTAAATTAGCTGTAGGTAATGTACCTGTTACTCCTGCTTTATCTAAATCTATTTTACTTAGTGCCATTATGCGTTCTCCAATGTTGTTACTTTAGCTTCTAAAGTTTCTATTTTTGTTATTGCTTCTTGTAAGGCACTTGTCAGTAAAGGAACTAATTTAGCTTGGTCAATACTTTGCATTTCTGCACCATCTTTTTCACCTTGAATTGCTTCTGGTACTGCTGTTACTTCATGTGCAAAAAAACCATCTACTGTTTTAGTTGGTTTTCCATCTGCATCATTATCAGCTTTAAAATTAAATCTGTAAGGCTTTAAAGTTTTAAGTCTTGTTATACCATCTGATATAGCTACTTCATTTTCTTTTAATCTGTAGTCTGATGATGTGTTGTATGATGTTGAACTACCATCAGTTACAATACCACCTACTGTGCCATTACCATTATAAAAATAAATCATTCCAGCCGCACCTGTGCCAGTTTTTTCTATTCCTATTTCTCCTCTAGTACCACCAACATCAGATAATTTAATTCCACTTCCACCACCTGTACCATTGTTAGTATAATTACCATTTCTACTGATAATAGTATCATCACCATTAATTCTAAATCTTTCAGTACCACCAGTATAAAATCTCATAGTATCGTCTGGGTGATTGTAGTCAATTTGACCTGCATCTGATTGAGATTGATTAGCAAACCATAATCCACCTTGACCAGCATTGTTACTTGCAATAGTCATTCCATTATCGCCTGTGCCTTCTACTACAATAGCACTTCTATTAGCATTAACACTAGCACCACTATCAGCTATCTTTACATGAAGTCCGTTACCTAAATCAGCGTTAGCTCCATCTGTTCCTGCACCTACTATTGTGCCATTATAAATAAAGTTAGTTTCCCCATTTAAAGTATTCGCTGTGCCACTACCTGTAATAACTCTGTTATCTGCATTGGTATTTATTGTTGTGCCAGAAACAACTGCAAAACTATTATCTCCTCTAAGGAAAGTTGTAGCGTCTTTAGTTCCTGTTGCAGAAAGTTGGTTAATACCAACTGATCCTGCGGGTGGGTTTACAGTTTGAGAAGCTTTGCCAGTGTACACTGCGTACATTGTGTCTGTGCCTGCTGTTGCAGCTGAAAGTGTTAAAGTTGTACCTGTTGCTGTGTATGCTTTACCAGATCCTGGTTCTTGAATTACGTTGTTAATAACTAGACGTATATCTAGTTCGTTAGCTACAGCATGGTCTAATGTATACGACGCAGTAGCACTTGTTGTAAAGTACTGTACATCAAACGCCGCATATTTTTCGGCTGGTGTATTACCTATATAGGGCAATTAATCCTCCTTAACTTACGCTGTCAACTGCTGAAACCCAAACATCTGCAGAACTTGCAGTATCGGATTTTACAAGAAGAGCGTCGCCATTTTGCATGACTACTTTTGCGCCACCCGCTAATAGTTGTAACGATCCGCCACTTGGGATCGGCGCACTTTTAACAAGATGGAATGTTCCTGAATTAGTTAAATAGACGTCTACTAGTATAGTTGATCCCAGTATATTTGCTACTGAAATTCCTACTACTACGTCGTTAGTGTTTGCTGTATGTAATGTTACTGGGCTAGTTCCCACAGCTGCTGATTTATATCTTGTAAAGTCTTGTGCCATATCTTTCCTTTAAACTAAAGCGCCACAGCCATTGCAATTGCAAAGCCTTTTGTTGCACTATTTGCTGGATCAACTCCATTAACTGTATTTACTTGTAAATCATTAATTGCATTGTAAATAGCGTTAGAGCCATTGACATATATAATCGCATCTCTACCTGCATTTACTGTATAAGTTGTACCTGATCCAGTGGTACAAATTATATTGTTACTATCGCCAGTATTATTTAAAACATAATACCACATTTTCTTATTAGGAAATGTAACTGTACATGTAGCTCCTGGACTTCCTGTAAAATCTAATATCTTACAACGACCATTTTCTTGTGTATAAGAAGTTGGGTCATTTGAAAAATCTAAAGTCTTAGTTGCTCCAGATAATGTTACGCCGATATAGGCGTTAACCATATCGTCTACACGTTGTAAGTTATAATTAGTTTGGTCACCCCAGGTGTTATCATTTTCACCTGTAGCCATTAACCTCAACTCGGCGTTAGTCCATGTTGATGCCATTTATTACTCCTTTATGCTATACGTATTATAGCGTTACTTGAATCTGCTGTCGGCCATTGTATTTCAAATGTACCACCAGAAACTGAATAGTCTGCTCCAAAATTAATTACTGCTACAGCTGAGTTACTATCACTTGTATTGTAAATTATACAACCACGTGTAGTAAATGTTGCTGAAGACCATGCTGCGTTAGCGCTAAAATCGGTAAAAGCAGTTGTGCCACTTGACGTTGGATTAACATTTGTTAATGCATATCCTCCAGTAGTATAACCACTGCCGTTCGGTAACTCATCTGAGTTTCCAGTTACGTTTGAATAGTTAGTTGTTGTCGCGTCGTAAGTACCTGTGATACTTGCGTTAGCTTTCAACAACGCTACTTTAAATGCGTCTGCTCCGTTATTAAAATCATGATCTCCTTCGAGTAATTCGACTTTGAAACTAGTACATAATGCTGATGTTATACCTGCCATATTTACCTATCTCCTTCTAATCTTCCTAATGTTCGAAGTTCACCTTTGTACAGTTCAGTGTTCCTCATTCTTACTTGTTCTTCTACCCCTAACGTTTGAACTGCACGTTCATACAATTGTTGGTAGTTGGTTAATTGTTGGGCATCCTTCATAAATGTAGCTGCTTCAATAAGACAAGCGTATAATAAAGTATCCTGACAATTATCACCTAAATACGTATGTGCGGTACTAGATGATAAACCCGGTACATGATAAGTATAACCTATTTCACACGTAGTGTCAACCCCCGGAGTGGGTGCAAATATAATATTTGTGTGCCTATTTGAAGTTGTATAGGCTGTTCCGGGACGTTGGTACGAGTAGTATATAGGTGTACCTGTTCCTGTAGTTGGGTTTTTAGTATATTCACGTATAAAGGTTTCATCCTTTAAATAAAGCATGTCACCATTTTGAATACGTAAAAATCTTAATACTACTAAATCTTGAGGCATAGCTACACCTGATGTAGCTGTTCCTGATGCAATAGTAGTTGTTTTTCTAAAGGCGTTTAAATCTAACTCCTTCATAATTCTTAATTCTGCATTAGCTATACATACATCAATAGGAGCAGTTCCTGATCCTGTAGCTGTAGTAAATTCTGTACCATCATTTTCAGTCCAATCTTGGATTGCTTGTTTTAATTGTACGTATGTTAATCCCATTTATTTACCCCATTCGTCTGTACCCCACAGATATGTTCCATATCCTGGAGTTACTGCTGCAACTGTTCCTAATGTTGCTGTCATTCCTGACAGTGTAACTGGTACTGCAGTTATTATTTCAGGTGTAACACTTCCCAATGTTGATGTCATTTGTGGCATCGTCACTGGATGAGCGCCATTAAATATTAATGAACCTAATCCACCTGTACCTGCTAATCCTGGCGGTATCTCTGTAGTGTTAAAGAACAATCCAGTGTTACCTAAACTAGCGGTCATAGCCCCTAGTTCAATTCCAGAAACAGTTTCTGATACATTAAGAGTTACACTACCTAATGTACTTGTTCCTGCAAACCCTTCAGCATCTTCAACAGTAGCTAATACTACCGAACCAAGAGTTGCAGTTGCAGAAGACAATGATACAGGTTGTATCAGAGCTTCAACGACAGTACCTAAACTAGCTGTTGCTTGGAATCCTTCTGCAGATTCCGTAGCCGCTATAGTTACACTACCTAATGCACTTGTTGCTTGTTGCCAAGCCTCAGTAGGTATTGGAAATACAACCGCAATTGCTATACCAGTACTGTTTAGTACACCAGTAGCTTGGAAACCTTGAGCATTTTCTCCTGCACCAATGACAACTCTTCCTAAGTTAGCTGCACATTGTCCTGAAAATTTACCATGTAAAGGTCCAAGAGATACAATTGTATCCGATGTACTTTGAGGAGGTCTAGGTTTATATAAAACACTAGGGTCTCCCCCTTGAATATACATTTCAGGATCTAACTGAGGTTGTTTAGGTTCCCAGTCACCCTTGTATACTCTAAATCCTGTCCACTCTGTTCGAGCGTCTTTGTACCTAATCTTAAAACCTGATCGGTCGTCGATTAGTACTGCGTGTTTACCCCTCGCGTATTTGCCCATTATGCATATCCACGAACCTTAGGCGTCACATAAAAACTTGCACGTTCTCTATCTTCTTCTCTAGCTAATTCCCATTCTTCTTTATACATTTGTATTAGTTCTTGTCTTCTGTTTATGTCTACTAATTTTGGGTGTTTGTTTGCTAGTTCTACAGTTAAACCACTAATCAATGCTGGTAGCATTCTTTTAGGTACAGCTGCATTTTGTGAGTAATTATCTGTTATGTCTTCTCCATACTTGATAGCCCACATAATTATTTCATATCTATTATCTTCACTTGGCCCAGGCCATAAATAAACTTTATGGTTATTTACACCACTAGAATTAAACTCAGCATTTCTATCTACTGCAAATTTAAGTGGAGTGCCTGTTGAATATTTATTAGGATAAGAAAGCCAATCAGCATAACTAATTCTTTCCATCTCAATATCTTGATCTGGAGTTGCATCAGTATCACGACAAGCTGCCGTTA